ACTATGTAGTTATCATGTTCTTCTTCATACGGATATTGAAGTTCAATTAACTGTCCGTCTGGAGACTTCTTTGCCTTGTTCTTTGATTTGTTATTTGCATTCAAAGACTTCTGTAATGATGCTTTTCTTTTATCTAAAGTCTGTTTTGCAATTTCTGCCTGTGCTTCTAACTCGTTAGAGTTGATTACTGAAGTATAATTAATCTGAGATAGTTTGGATTTGATTCCTTTTGCACTAGAAATAGCAGATTTTGCTTTATTTACTTTACTTAAAATTTTGTTAATATTGGGCATATAAATATCCTTAAACGAGTTATATACATCTATTTATGTCATACAGTGGTAAGTTCAAACCAAAGAATTACAAAAAATACAAAGGAGACCCAACAAAAATCTTCTATCGTTCGCTTTGGGAGCGCAGATTCATGGTTTATTGCGATAATAACGAAAATGTCATTGAATGGGGTAGTGAAGAAGTCGTAATTCCTTATAAATCACCTTTAGACAAGAGAGTTCATCGCTATTTCCCCGATTTTTACATAAAATATGTAAATTCTGTTGGTCAAACAGTAAGAGAAGTGATTGAAGTCAAACCAAAGAGACAATTACTGCCTCCGAAACCCCCAAAACGACAAACTAAGAGATATCTCAATGAAGTTGCTACATATGCCGTAAATCAAGCGAAATTTAAAGCAGCGGAATCATTTTGTAAAGAAAGAAGACTAAAATTTCGCATTTTAACTGAAGACCATCTTACATAATACATAAATAGTATGTATGTTAGACTTACTTGATAAAATTCAAAATGAATCTCCTTTGGAAAATGCTCAAAGGAGTAGAGAGAGTCTTGAATGGTTTAAAGGAAGACTTAGAAAGATAAGACAACCAGTGAACAAACTACTAACTGATGATGATTTTCCTATAGTTAAAAGACCAGAGTTGGGCAGAATGTATATGTATCTTTATGATGCAAAATACCAAGATTTGATGCCTTATTGGGATAAATTCCCACTCACTATTGTATTTGATTTACTTGCAGATGGTTTTATGGGCATAAATTTACATTACATTGCACCAAGATATAGAACTGCATTACTTTTGAGTCTTTATGAGATTGCAATTGATAACGATAACGATGAAGAACAAAGAGTTCTACTATCTTATCAATTAATTAAGTCTGTTTCAGGTCTTAAATATGCAAAACCATGTGTAAAGAGATATCTTTACGGTCATATCAACTCCAGAATAGCAGAAGTTCCTATGGATAATTGGGACATGATGGCAATGTTGCCCTCACAAAAATTTAATGTAAACGCAAACACTGTATATGCAGAAAGTAGAGAGAAATTTTAATGGATATTAATAAGATAAAAGGCAATTTCGATTCAGGTGCGATGAACAATAGATTCGCAGTTAACATGTTCGGACCTGGTGGTATAAAGTTAGAAGGAATTAGATGTGAATCTGCAACACTTCCTGGTAGAACTTTGACAACAAAAGATTTTGCAACGACAGGAACAATAACAAAGAAAGTCACACAAGTGAATAATACAAACGAAGTAGATTTCTCATTTGTATGTGATTCAAGTTTCTTTGATAGATATATCATTGAAGCATGGCAATCTTCTATCTTCACAGCAGAAGATGGAAATAGTATCAAACCAATTTTCAAATATCCAAAAGAATACTATGGTACAATAGAAGTAGACCAATTTAGAAGAGACGATTCAGAAGCATTAAAATACAAATTCTATGATGCATTTCCAGTCTCTTACGAACCAATGACACTAACAATGGGTGATAGTGCATTATTAAAATTTTCATGCAAATTTGCATTTAAAACATTTGATACTGAATATGGGGATGCCCCCAAACTTTCGGTACTAAATAAAGGAAGACGATATCTTGATTTAGCAAGAGAAAGTCTTACAGTTGCTAGTCGATACAACAATAAATCTAAAAGTATGTTAGGGAAACTTAATAACTTAGATTCAGCGGGGTCAAGACTAAGCAATTTACTAGGTGGTGGCATCTAGTAATAACATTATGGAGTAAATTATGGGATTACCAATCCAATCAGCACCGACATATAAAACGGTGCTACCAAGTAATGGTCGTGAAATAAAGTTTCGACCTTTTCTTGTTAAAGAACAAAAGGTATTGATGTTGGCAAAAGAGGGTGAAGATAAAACTGAATCCCTTGAAGCCGTTAAAAACATGATTAATGATGTAACCTTTGGAGAGATTGATGCGAATGATTTAGCAATGATAGACCTTGAATGGTTGTTCATTCAAATTCGTACAAAATCTGTTGGTGAAAGTGCAACTGTTAAAATGAAATGTCTGGAAGATGACTGTTCAGGAACAGGTGAGGCTTTTATCAATTTCGAAGAAGTAGAAGTTAAGGGGGAAATTCTTGACAATACTATAATGGTTAGTGATGATGTTGGAGTAGTTTTGAGATTACTCAAAGTAGAAGACACAAAAGATGTACAAGATATGCCTGAAAACGAGGTAATATTTTATCTATTGAATAAATCTATAGATAGAATCTTTGATGCAGAAAGTGTCTATGAGAGAACTGATATTAGTGACGCAGATGTAGATGAGTTTATTGAAAACTTAACCTTTGCACAACTAGGACAATTATCGGAATACTTTGAGAAAACTCCTAAACTGACAAAAGAAGTAAGTTTCAAATGTGAAATTTGCGGAACTCAACAGAGTAGAGTTTTAGAAGGATTACAAAATTTTTTCTAATAGCCCTTTCTCACGAGTCGGTGTTTAATTATTATAACACCAACTTTCAGTTGATGCAACATCATAATTATTCATTATCAGAGTTAGAGGATATGATGCCGTGGGAGAGGGAGATTTATACGAGTCTTCTCTTAAACTACTTAGAACAGGAAAAACAGAGACAGAAAAGTAAACAACAATAATCTTTATTATGTATGCCGTGATTAACAATATGGAGTTATAAAATGGCAGAAGAAATAAAAGACATGTCAAGCAATGAGGTGGAGATTGATTTAGATAAGTACATGGCACTTATCGAAAAACTTGACGAACAGGAAGATGTAATCCGAGAAATGAAGGAAGATGCCATCAAGGCAAAACGAGGATTAGAACCACCAAAAAGAAAGTTTATAGACTTGTTCTTAGATGACAATGACCTGAATGAGAAAGCAATCATAGGATTCATCTCATTCTTTTTAATGATGTGTTTCGGTATAACAGACTTAGTCACAGCACTAGTTTGGGATATAGACTTAAAAGTCTCTGAAACAATCTATACATCATTTGTAGTAGTCACACTAGGTGCATTTGGAATATCTGAAGCAGGAAAAGCATTCGGTAAATAAAGGAAAATTAAATGGCAGACGAAGAGATAAAAAAGGTTCGTAAACAGATTTTAGACGAACTCAAACAGGCACAAAAAGAAGAGAAAAAAATTCGTGCAGAGTTTAATTCAGAACTTGAAGAGTCTACTGTAGGAACAACTAAAGAATTTAAGAATGTTATTTCTAGTCTCGCTAAAACAAGACCAGAGGCAGCTAAAATTGTTTCTGAGTTTAAAGGGTTGTCTGCCGATACATTTAAAGGTGCCGTTCTTAATAGAGACCTTATTAAAGGTATGTCTGCTGCTACTGAGATGGCAGAAAAGGGTTGGAGTAATCTAACTGAAGAACAACAAGACATTCTATCAGATGTATTTGGTGGACAAGTTGCAAGAATGCAAGGTCTTGAAAGAGAAGAAGAGAAATTTACTAAACTCAGAAAAGACGCTTTAATATCACAATCACAAACTCAACAAAAGATTACTGACTTAGATAAACTAATGGCAGACGAGAAATCTTCAGGTCTTGCCGATGCTATGAAAGCAGTAAAAGATGCAGAAAAGTTGGCCGCAGAAAATGAGAATCAAGCACAAGACTTTAAACTCCAGGCAAAAATAGAACAGGCTAAAAATGCTCTTGCAGACGAAGAAGCAAACCAAGACAAAATATTACAAGAAAAGTATAAGGGTCAACAAGACCTATTGTCTAAAGAAATGGCAGATAAAACTTTCTTTGTCACCGAACATGAAAAATCATTGTCTTCAATTGCACAACACCAAGAGAATGCTTCAAAAGAACTTAAAGCATCTATTGATAAATCTAAAGAAGAACAGATGCAAGGACTTTCAAATTTCTCTGATGGTTTTAAAGAACTTGTTGGTTTTGATATTATGGGAACATTCGATGGTGCAACTAAAAAGTTAAATGCACTAGGTAAAGTTTTCGGTGGAGACGGAGTCTTAGGTGATAAGATTATGGGTAATCTTGGAAGAGTAATGCAAGATGCAGGAAAGGGGATTGGAAAAGCTGCAGGAAGTCTTAAAAAATCTTTGGGGTCTATGCTTTCAGGAGGCATGACTGCTCTTCGAGGTGCTTTCACGGCAATAGGTACAGGACTCGCAGCTGCGGGAACTGCCTTAATGGCAACACTAACCGCATTCGCTGCTGGTGCCGCTGCATTCATAAGTGGTTTAGCTATGACTGCAGGTGGTCTATTACTTGCCGCTGCACCGTACATACTTGCAGGAATAGCGATTGTTGGTTTAGTCATGGCAGGTATGAAACTATATGAAGAGTCTGAAGGATTCAAGGCAGCGGTCGATACAGTTATAGGTTACTTCATAGATATTAAAGACTCTATCTTTACAATCTTTGGTGGATTCTTTGACTTCTGGAAAGGTCTATTTACAGGAGACTTCGACATGATGTTCGGTGGTCTTAAAGATATGTTTGGTGGTATTTGGGATTTAATAAAGGCACCATTTAAAGCAATCGGCAACTTCTTTAAGGATGTCTTCGGCATTGACATTGGTAAGTTTATAAAAGACATGGCAAAGAAACTGTTACCAGATTGGGCAGTCAATATGATATTTGGTAAAGACGATGAAGCCGAAATGGAATCAGGTGAAGAACCATTAAAAGAAAGAGATAAGTCCAAAGAAGCAAAACAAGAGCAAAGTCTGATGAGTGCTGAAGAATCTGGATTGTATGAGAAGGTTGGAATGTTTGGTAAGAGTCAAGTAAACAAAGACATGATTATCACTGCACCTAATAATCAATTGAATGCAATTCTTGCTGATGATGATATTGCCGATGAATCTAAAGAACTAATTGAGAAAGAACTAGAGGCAAGAAAATCAATCATTGCAGATTATAACGAAGCAAAAACAACTCTTGCAAAAGGTGAGACAACCTTAGAAGATGGTTCTGATGCAGAATTAGTCATGGAGATTGCAGAAGATGAAATGGCAAAGAGAAGAGGTCAAGAAATAGAACAAGCAACACAAGATGCAAGACCAGATGTAAATGCAGCGGCCGAGGCAGTTGCACAAGTTGTTCAACAGAATAATAATAACTCTTCTACTAATGTTTTAGTTCGTAAGGATACTGCTAGAGACGAGAATGATAGATACTATGACGATATCATGGCAGGAGTTTAATCCAACTTATCGTAATGTTTCTCTTTACGAGGAATGATTTTTGTTTTGTCTTTATGCATCTGAGTAGATGCGTGTGAAGGTGTTTCTTTTCGAACCTTTATTTCTGGTTTCTTTTTACCAAATATAAGTTCCCAACCGTCAGCATAGGCATCTTCGTTAGAGTTCCTTCTCTTAGAACCTTTTCCCCCATGCCACTGATTCATTATCTTGGTCTATAACCTTTTTGTGAAGCCCTTTTTGCATCAAGTTTCTTTCGTCTTTTGATGTCTTGATTTCTTTGATTCTTTGTATCGTTAGGTTTCTCATGATATTGTCTATCACGAACCTCTTGAACTATACCTGCCCTCTCACATTGTTTCTTAAATCTCCTAAGCATTCTATCGAAAGGTTCTTCTTGTCGATTCTTAGGGTTGATTTTCGGTCTCACTTCTGGCATAATTCTCCTGTTTTAAAAAAATGTATAGTTGCCCCACGCTTTACAGCATCCCGCTCTATACCGATTATTCCGCTATTCGCCAATAATCTTTCCCTTACTTGGTGCCCCCATTTTTGTCCACGGTCCAAGTCTGCCCTTGTTCTTGCATCACTTATACATAATATAAACACAAGGGCACCCAACTCAAAAACTAGCTATCTTCGGCCAGTTTTTTGAAGTAATCCATCGCGTCGTCACCATTGCTTGACTGTTCAGACGATGATTCTGCTGATGCGATTACAGGTTCAGTTGCAACACTTTCAGTATTAACATTTGACCATGGCACTTCTTCCTGGTCTTCTGCAATACTTTCTGCCGTGCTACCTGATACTGCACCTGATAGGCCTAAGACTCTATCAAGTTTCTCTTTGAGTTCGTCATAAGACTTGAACTCATCTGGAGAGATTACTTCGCTTAAAGAATGAACTAAACTAAATGTAGAGTTAATCATTGCTTCGTCACCTAATGGTGAAGTTGCATCGAACTCTGATTTGTCATAGTTCCAGTAACCATCAACTTTTCTGATTTTGATTTTAAAGTTTGCACCTTCTGTCATATCAAATGGGTTGATTGCACTTTCATCTTCAAATGCTGGAGAGATTGCCTCTTTGAGTTGTTCAAAGATTTTCTTTCCAAATCTGTATTTGAAAACTTTGCCTTCATTGTCTGGATTTTTAGGGTCTGAAACAACATAAACATTTGAGACATAGTGAAGTCTACGCTTCTGCTTTCTCGCCTGTTCTTTATTTGCTTCGATACCTGAATTCCACAATGTAGTATTGTATTCAGACACAGGGTCTTTTTTATTAAGAGTCGTTAAAGACTTCTCAATATACCACCCACCAGGTCCTTGAAAACCATGGTCCCAATATGAAACCCACGGCATTTCTTCGCCTTCTGGAGTTGGTAAAAAACGAACTACTGCATAACCATTACCTGATTTATCAAGTTCTGGTTTCCACATAGTATCGTCATTGTAGGATTTTTTCTCACCTTGAGCTGGTGATGCGGTTTCCATGGCCGCTCTGAGCTTATCTAATGATGCTGACATTGTATTCTCCTATTGTATTCGTATAACATTGTATTTGCATTTTATCAATCAGTACAAACCTATGCACTGACTAGTCCATTATAAGACCTACATAGTGTCCTGTCAACCAGGTTTTCTGTAAAACTTATAAAGTCCTGGGTATATTTATACCCAAAATTGGTACTACTCACACAAATCTATTAATAATGATTTGTATTTCACTCGGTTGAATTCCACGAATGATTTGTATTTGTTTATTTTGACATGAATTCCAGGATATATTATTCTCTCTGATATTAATCTATCCCAATCTTTAGTAAATCCTATAATCTCATCCATAATACAGAGTGTCTCTAAAGATACTTTCTTTGCCATAAACTCTTTTAAAAGAATAGGGTGTTGTCCGTTCTTAACTTCTAACACCTTCTGAATATTCTTTTTACGAAGTAAATCGTTTACTTCAGTTTCGAACAGATAAG